TTCAAGGTTGAAGGCGAATATTTCTATTACATTCACGAACACGGTGCATCCATACCGGCTTCGGAGATTATACATTTAAGGATGTATTCTGAAGATGGTATTTTAGGTAAATCCGTTATCGATTACCAACAAGATACATTAGGACGCGGAATTGCCGAAATACAACACGGTGCAAATTTCTATGGAAACGGAGCGCAAATCGGTGGTGTATTAGAAACGGATCAAGCATTATCAAAGGAACAACGCGACATAATCCAGGAATCTTGGAATCGAAACTACCAAGGTCCGGATAATAGTGGGAAAACGGCACTTTTAAGCAATGGAGTTAAATATAAAGCGACAGGTAAAGGAGTTGACGCAAACGACATAGAAGGAAGAAGGCTTACCATCACGGACATAAGCAATATTACTGGTGTTCCAGTTACGTTGTTGGGTCAATCCGAAACCTTTAATAATGCCGAATTATTGAATAGAATCTTTGTGCAGTACACATTGCGGAGCTGGACAAAGAGAATCGAATCCGAATTTAATTCTAAATTATTTCCGCGAGAGCAATGGGGAAAAACCTTTGTCAAGTTCGATTTGGATGGATTGCTCCAAGGCGATACAGATTCAAGAGCGAGATTGTATCAAACAATGTACAACATTCGAGCATTAAATCCGAATGAGATACGAAAGAAAGAAGGATTAAACGGCTACGAAGGTGGAGATGAATACGGAATGCCATTGGCTTCAAATTCAAAGGAAAACGTAAATCCGTAATTATGCCGTACAACGATTATCCAGAAGCTGCAGTAAATAACGCTAAAAGAGCGATTAAACATAAAGAAGATAACGGTTCGGATTGTGGCACAACAGTAGGATGGACACGAGCCGGACAAATTGCGAGAAAAGAAAAACTATCGGTTGATACTATCAAAAGGACCTTTAGTTTTTTAAGTAGAGCCAAAACTTATGACCAAGGAAAATATACGGATGAAGATGGAAATGAAATTTGCGGATCAATTATGTATGATGCCTGGGGAGGAGATGCGATGAGAGATTGGGCAGAAAGAAAGATAAAGAATTTACCAGAATCAGAAAGAGAAGATAAAATGGAAAAAGAAATAAGAACATTTGGATTTGAATTGAGGGCAATGGATGGCGAAGAAAAGAAAACCGTACGCGGATACGCAGCTACATTTAATTCTCCTTCGGGTGATTTAGGTGGTTTTATTGAGCAAATCGATTCTAGTGCATTCGATGAAACGGATATGAGTGATGTTCGCGCATTATTCAATCACGATCAAAATTACGTTTTAGGCAGAACCGTTTCGGGAACATTAAGATTAATGAAGGACGAAAAAGGTTTAGCATACGAAGTGGATTTACCAGATACGCAACTTGGAAGGGATATGTATGAATCCATTAAGCGTGGCGACATTAGTCAATCTTCATTCGCGTTCACAATCGAAGATGACGAGTTCCGAATGGAAGATGGAAATGTTTACAGGACGATTAAGAAAATAAAGCGATTATACGATGTTGCACCTGTAACCTTTCCGGCTTACGAGGCTACATCAGTAATGGCAAGAGCAAAGGAGTTTATCAATATTAATAATAAAAAGGAAGATAATTCCAACACGGATGCCATAAGGCAGCGTGAATTATATTTACATCAATTAAATAAAAATTAGTATGAAAAAATCTGATGAATTGAGGCAGAAAAGAGCTGAAGTGTTGGACCAGATGACAGCACTTCACCGTTCTGCCGGTGGAAATGATTTCACCGAAGAAATGTCAAACAAGTGGGAAGAATTGAGCAAAAGAGCCGAAGATTTAAACAAGTCAATCGAAAGAGAAGCGTTTATCGAAGCTGAAGAAGTAAGAAAGGCTAATGAAGAAGCGAAAAGAAAGTCTAATGAGGATGCAAGAAGAAACGTTACCAAAAAGACTGAAGAAGAAAAGGCATCAACCGAATTTAGATTGACCGGTAAGGATGGCGCAATCACTCAATTAGTTGAAAGAGGAAGATTGGAAGGTGTTGCTGCTGAAATGCACCAAGAAGGTGTACACGAAGCAAGACAAGCTGGTGTATCGCCGAATGGTAACTTGACAGTACCTAAAATGTTGATGAGAACTCCGGGTACTAAAAGAGATATGACTGCCGGAACAACTACTCAAGGTGGATTCACCATCCAAACAGAAGTTGGCGATTTGATTCCGTTTTTGGATCCAAGATTGGTTACCGAATCTTTAGGAGCAACTTACTTAACCGGATTAACATCAAACATCGACTTTCCAAGAAACGATGCTGCTGCTTCAGCTGCTTGGGAAGGCGAAAACGACATTAATGCGGAAACAAGTCCAACGTTTGATAGAATCCAGATGACTCCAAACAGATTAGGAGCATTCACCGATATTAGTAAGCAATTAATGGTTCAATCAACCATTGATGTTGAAAATATGGTAAGAAACCGTTTAAGTATTGCGATTGCAAACGCATTGGATACTGCTGCTATTAATGGTTCTGGTTCAAGCAACCAACCAACCGGTATCCTTAACACAAGCGGAATCGGAGATGTTGCCGGAGGTACTGATGGAGCAAACCCAACATTCGCAAACATTATCGAATTGGAAACGGATGTAGCTTCTGCCAATGCTGATTTTGGTAACTTGGCTTACTTGACTACTCCCGGTGTTAGAGGTTACTTGAAAACTGCTGAAAAGGCTAACAATACTGCACAGTTTATTTTTGTTGATGGCGCTGTTGCCGGAGAAGGACAATTAAATGGTTATAGAGCAAGAGTATCTACTTTAGTTCCTTCTGATTTGACAAAAGGTAACGGATCAAACCTTCACGCAATCATCTTTGGTAATTGGTCTGAATTATTAATCGGACAATGGGCGGGAATTGACTTGGTAGTTGATCCTTACACAAGTGCTAAAAATGCCTTAGTTACATTGGTAGTTAATTCTTGGTGGGATATTGCGGTTAGACACGCTGCTTCATTCTCTGCTATGAAGGATGCTTCAGTAGTACAAGGAATCTAATTAAATAATCCAAAATGGAAAATAAAATGAATAAATTAATGTTAGTAGGTGGTGCAGTCATTTTGACTGCATCCATCCTGTTTACGGCAGCAAGGAACTCCGAGTTCGATGCCGGTTACGAGATTTATAGAACGACTGCTTCCGATACCATCACCGATACCGAAGCGGATACTATTACAATCGATCCTTATTTGTATTCATTCTGGAAGTACAATCACACGGTTAAAGGTGTTCAAGAATCCGGTACTATTGACTTAACCTTGACTGTTCAAGAATCGAACGCATTAAGCGGAGATGAATGGTACACAATAGCAACTGATTCGGTTGATGCAGACGGTGAGATTACCGATATGACTGGAGATGTTTACGGTGTAAGACAAAGGATTATAATTACCGGTGCTGGTACTCAATCTGCGGTTTATACTCACAGAATTACATTGAAAAAACCTTATTAATATGTCGGATTTGGTAAGAGTTAAATTTATCAAATCGCCAACAGGCAAGTTCAGGATGGCTTATAATGCGGGTCATTCTGGACTTGTTCATAAGGAATTGGCAGATAAATTAATAAAAGAAGGCTATGCAGTTTTAGTGGATGCACCTACAAAAAAGGTTGAAACCAAAACATCAAGCGAAGCCGAATCCGCAACTACACAAGCTAAAAAAAGAACAACGCGTAAAACCAAGTAATGGGATATTATAAGGTAACATCAGGTCCATCTACACCAATGCTGACTACGAGTGAGGCAAAGAACTATTTAAAATTAGACACATCTGCTGATGATACGCTTATTGATGACCTTATATTGGCTGCTACGAATTATTGCGAAGAATACTTGGGTCAGAAGTTTATTACGCAAACTGTTTCGGAAGTTTTCGATAAAGTTCCTAAAGCGAAAATAACAGATTTGTTTCCAACCTTGTATTTGACTGCACATCCGGTTCAATCGGTTACATCAATCGTTTACATTGACACATCAGAGGTAGAACAGACTTGGAACAGTTCCTTATACAAGGTTGACCTTCATCGTAAAGCTGCTCGAATTACACCGGCTTACGGAGAAGTATTCCCAGATATTTTAGCCGAAATCAATTCCCTAACGGTTACATACGTTGTTGGATACGGAGATGCAAGTTCAGATGTTCCGGCTTCGATTCGACAAGCAATTAGATTAGTTTTGTCTGATATGTAC